GTCCCATGGATCGACGTTGGGCAGGCCGAAATAGACCCCGCCGGGCTCCACGAACAGCGCAGCGATGTTGGGCGCGGAGGACAACTCAGCGGCCCTCCGCCTTGGCGATGGCGTCGGTAAGCCACTTCTTCGCGGCGTCGATGTCGGCCGGGAACGTGGCGGGCTGAGAGAGCGCAGCGAGCGCACCCTTGGCAGCGATGAGCAGGTCCGGGCCTGCCTCCTTGGCGCACTCGATTTTCCACTCAGCATCGCGCAGGGCCTGCGCCTCGGCTTCTGCGCGCTTCTCGTCCTCAAGCGCCTTCTCGACCAGCTTATGCTCCGCCGCGATAGCGCGGGCGCGCAGCAGCATGCCCATGTTGTTGGCAGCGAGCGGCCTGAGGCAGCGCGTGTTGAAGTAGCCGTTGGCGGTGTCGTTGTGCTTCACGCCGGCAGGCGGGTTCTTGTAGATGATCTGGTTCGCGTTGGCGGGGAAATCGAGCGTATCGAGGCGAACCCATGCGTGGTAACGCAGGCCCTTCGCGTCGTTCCAGCCGAGCGCGCCGATGCGCTCGTTGAGCGGATCGGTCGATTGGCCGCGCAGGCTGTCGACATGGACGTTGCTGATGTTGATCTTGCCCATGTCAGTGCTCCACGATCTGAATGCCGCGCTCGCGCAGGGCGGCGATCATCGCCTCCTGGTCGCGGACGATGCGTGCGACGGTCTCGCGGGTGGTCTTGGCGGTATCGCCGCGACCGTCCTGGAGCGCGCTGAATGCGTCCCAGGCTGTGCGTGGTGTTTCGAGCTTGATGGTGTCCATCGTTGGTCTCCCCGGTTGAACTCGGTGGAGGGGCCGAAGCCCCTCGGCCGAATCACCGGCCTAGTCGATTTCACGAACGACGATCTTGTCGCCATCGGTGAAGTGATCGAGTTCGGTGGCGAGATCGAGGACGGCGGACTTAACCTCGTCCTGGGTCTTGCACGTGCGGCGATCCAACTCGCCGCCGGAGTTTTCGAGGGTGATGAGGAACGCCATGAGCTTTATCCTTTGCTGGGGTGGGTTCAGCGGAAGGGCGCGCTCTGACCGAGCCCTTCGACTGAAATCACATGCTGTTGCTGGGGGTGATTTGGGCGGCGAACCGTGTCGAGGCTTGCGCCTCCGCCTGATATGTGGAGCGCATCAGTGCGCGCTCGGGAAATGCGAGGGGAACAGCGTCGGCGTGACGTGATGGACGCCACGGCAGATGTTGCGAAGGGTCTCCAGGCTGGTGTGCGGAAGTTCGATCCGCTGCCCGTCGCGATGGCTGACGGTCAGGGTGTCGTTGCCGTTGATGTCTCGGTCGAAGTTGGCGAGCCATCCGTGGCCGAGGTCGTGCTTGTCGGTGAAGTTGGGCATGGTCTCCTCCTGGTGTTATCGGTGAAGGGGAAGCGCTGCAGTCGCCGCCCCTTGGCCGATACCGCCGGTTAGTTGTTCTCGATCCAGCGGCCGACCGGGCTGTCGTTGGTGTCGATGCTGTCGCGCGCTTCCTGCTCGGCCTTCGCCGCGGCCCGCTCCGCCTGAGCATCGGTGGCACCGTCGTCCAGCGCGTTCTGCTTCGCCTCGTGCGCCGCAGCCTTGCCCGCCTTGTCCTTGGCGATGGCTTCGCCGACCGCGCCGCCGCTGCCGAAATCGGCAAGGGCCTGCGTCGTGGTCATTGCGGCCAGGACGGCGGTGGTGATGAGCAACTTCTTCATTCAAGTCTCCTGTGTGTGCTGGCCGGGATTTCGGGGCGGTCAGCGATCCCCGTTGGTGAAGCCACATCGCGGTGCGCCGGGAATGGGGGAGAGCCGTGTGGACACATGGGCTCAGACCCGACGCATCACGCTGTTGCCTCCTCTCTCGGTTGAAGTTTGTAACGCTACGTTACGTTACATTTTGAAACGTGTCAACTTCCTTCGATATCAAAGGCAGAACATGCGTAATGGAGGGTTGCGAGTCCCGGTGAAGAAGGGTAGAACTATGGCACCGTGACCACTGGTCTCCCCTGATCCTGCTGGTCGCAGTCGCCCTTATGGGCGTTTCCTCCCAGACACTCGTGGCCGCGCCGGACCCCAAGCCAGCGCGGCCTTTTTTCGTTGAAGGACGACCGCCATGGCTAAGAAGCCCACGCGGCCCTCCGCCAAGGCGAAAGCCAAGAAGGAACAGGCCGTTAAACCGTTCGGCGATTTGCCGCCCGGCACCAAGATCGTTGTGACCAAGGGTGCGGACGGGAAGGTTGACGTGAAAGCTGTTCCGCCCGCTGAGCCCGTGGAGCGCGAGGAGGAGGACAGCGCTGAGGGAGAGACCGCTACCCCGAAGGGAGCCATCCCGCCGGTAGAGGAAACGCTCAAGCCCAAGCTCCCTGGAGCCGGTGACTACACCCCAGAGAAGGCAGCCCGCATCCTCGAACGCCTCGCCAACGGAGAGGGGCTACATGAGATTTGTAGGGATGTGGACTTGCCGGCCGAAAGCACGGTCAGGTCTTGGGTGGTCGACAACCGGCATGAGTTCGCTGCGCAATACGCGCGGGCCCGCGACATTGGCGTCGACTGCCGAGCGGATCGGCTGCGGGACACGGCTCGAGCTGCGGTCGGCCTCGACGGTCCTGGCGTCCAGGCGATGCGCCTCGTGGTCGATACCGAGAAGTGGTATCTGGGCAAGATCGCGCCGAAGAAGTACGGCGAGCGCCTGGATCTGACCATTGAGGACAAGCGCGCCGATACCCCCGAGGCTCGCAAGGCTCGGATCGCGGAGTTGATGGCGCTGGGGTTCGTGCCGGCAGGACCGGCCGATGCAGTTCCCTCCGGGGTTTGACCTCGACCGCCTGTCGCCGGAGCAGCAGCAAGAACTCCTCGACCTCCTCGAAGCGGAGCAGGCGTATCGAGCGCAACGGCTGTTCCATGCGCTCTATCCCGAGCAGGACACGATTTGGGATGGCCCGACCTTGCTGGAGGGCAAGGTGGTGCGCGGGAAGGTGCTGCACTCGCGGCACAAGTATCCCAAGCACATGGAGTTTTTCGCGGCCGGCGCTGAATACCGCGAGCGATGCTTTCGCGCGGCGAACCGCGTGGGCAAGAGCTTCGGCGGCGGCGGCTACGAACTGACGTGCCACCTGACGGGGCTGTATCCCGATTGGTGGGTCGGACGGCGCTTCGACCATCCCATCAGCGCATGGGCTGCAGGCGATACCTACGAGACCACGCGCGACATCATCCAAGCCGATCTGTTCGGCAAGACCACAGAGGGCGAGGGCAGCCGCAAGACCTTCGAGGGTCGCGGCATCGTGCCAGGCGACTGCATCGGGCCGGTGACGTGGCGCCAGGGCGTCTCCGATCTGGCGGACACGATCCGTGTCAAGCACGTGACCGGGGAATGGTCCGTCCTCGGGCTCAAGAGCTACGACCAGGGCCGGAAGAAGTTCCAGGGCACGGCCAAGCATGTGATCTGGCTCGATGAGGAGCCACCGCTCGATGTCTACGGCGAGTGCCTGATCCGCACCGCGACCACGGGCGGCATCGTCATGCTCACCTTCACGCCGCTCATGGGCATCAGCGATGTCGTGAAGTCGTTCCAGCCTGGGACGTACCAGTTGAGCAAGTGAATCCAGAGCGCTCGGCCGTGCTCTGTCCCGGATGCTAGGGGCTTCCTGCCGGACCCAAGTGGAAGCCCGTTTTAGAACCGTCTGAGGGGCAATGAAAATCTATCACGAGGTTTGGCTCGCTGCGCACCCGCAGCGGTCGCGCGAGTGGCTGGCCGAACGGCTGCGTGATGGCTTCGATGTTCATCACATGGACGGTAATCACGACAACAACGATCCGGCCAACCTCGTCCTCATTGAGGGCTCGGATCACATGATGCTGCACGGCGGGCGGGCGCTCCGCCGGCTCGGCCCGCCCAAAAGGAAGGGCAAGCGGCAGGAAAAGGTCGAAGCGAAGCTCAGCAAGCGAATGCTGCGCACGCTCGAAATGAACGCCAAGCATATGGCGGCAGCAATGGCCGCCGCTGAGAAAATTCGGGGCTGACACCATTCAATCAGAGGTAATTGCCATGGTCGCACGGAACAACATCCGCGCCTATGCCGACGCACGGATCGCCGAGGCGAGTGAAATGCTGGCCCTGATCACCGAGATTGAGCGAGCCGAGGTGGAGGTGAACCGGCAGGCGGGGGAATTATCCGGCCTGAAAGCGACCAACACCAAGCTGTCGCAAGACCTGTTCGATCTGAACCGGGCCATGACGCTGCTCACGGACGAGAACGTGCGCCTGAAGGCCGAGATCGCCCAGCTGAAGCCGGCCAAGCCGTTCATCCTGGCCGACGCCACGCGGCAGCAATGGCTGGGTATGCCGGCATCGATGCCGATCAGCTACGAGAGCGAGGTCTACCCGGCGAGCCTGCCGCAGGAGCAGCGCCCGACCACGGCCATCAGCCGGGACTTCGTGCGTGCCACGACCATGCCGCGTTGGCGGATGAAGTATCCGACCGCGCCGCGCTGGTGCGCCGACATCGAATGGCAGTGGCGCGATAATGTGTTCACCGCCGAAGAGGTGCAGCGCGTCCTGCCGGCGTTCCAGGGTGCGCGCGACTTCGCTGACGCGGAGCGCAAGGGTCTGAAGCTGGGCGGCTACGGGTTCACCCACCGCTTCGGGCTCGGCGTCGATCCGGCCAGGATCAAGGCGCAGATCGAGGTGTATCGCCCGATCCTCGACCTGCTGGATGAGGCGCACATCACGCTCTACGCGATCTACTTCGACATCGAGCAGTCGCGGCAATACATCCGCGAGAACATCGCGATGGCGCGCGAGGCCATGCCGGGAAAGCCGGTGATCTGCCTGCTGTGGCCGGCGTGGCATGGCAACGTGAAGAGCACGCATCCCGAATTGCCGGGAACGCCGATCAGTCCAGGGTGGTGGCGGATGGCGCTGGAGACCTGCCACGAGCATGCCGATGGCCTTGCCATCTGGACCAAGGCGGCAGCGCCGCAACCAACCAATGAGCCCTGGTGGCTCGAAACGCAGTCCTGGCGGGCTGTAGTGAAGCTCTAACCGAGAGGGAAGAAATGGCACTTGTCTACGTCGCTGGCTTTGCGGCTGTCGGCTTCGACCGCAACGGCCATCAACAGGCGGCTCCCAAGATGCCGCCGATCTTCGAGGACGTGTTGGATACCACGTCTGGCGCGGACAACACCGCGGCGCTGCCGAACACCGTGTCTCTGCTGCGCATCCATACCGATGGTGCGGTGAACATCTCGATCAAGGCCGGCGCAGTAGCCGCCGATGGCGGGGCCGCTTCGCCGTCGCAGAGCAGCGTCCCGATGGCGGCGAACACCACCGAGTATTTCACGGTCGACCCGGAAGCCGGAGCGCGCGTCTCCGCGATCACCAACGCGTAAGGAGCGGCCATGACGATTATCGATGATGGCAGGCTGCTGGGCGACGGCACCTACGACCCGTATCGTGTGCCGCCAAAGCCGGACGTGCTGGCCGAGAAGATTGCGGGCCTCACGCCGATGATGGTCGTGCCAAAGTTGGTCCCGAGCATCGGGCGCATCGTGCGCTATACGTTCAGCGAGCTCGACGCGAGCAAGATCAACAAGCGCCGCGAGGACGCGCGCAAGAGCCTGCTGGAGCACCAGACCCGCGCTGATGGCTCGATCATCCATTGGGGCAACACGGTCTACGCCAATGGCGAAGTCGCAGCGGTCATCGTCGCGGTGCATTCGCCGGGCAACCCGCAGAGCTACGTCAACCTGAAGTGCCTGCTGGACGGCAACGACGACTATTGGGCCACGAGCGTGCAGGTCGGCGAGGGGCCGGGCACCTGGGCGTGGCCGGAAAGGACGTGACACCATGATGGGCATGACTGCCGGCGCAAAGTCGGGCGATTTCGATAAGGCGCTGGCGCTGCTGGCGGCTGCCGCAGATCCCGAGGGCGTCAAGGCCCGCATCCTCGAGCTGCAGGCTGCTGAGGATGCTGCGCGCCAGGAGAAGGCTGAGGCGCAGGCCGACATCTTCAAACTGCGCGGCGAGCGCGAGCAGTTCGATGCCGAGAAGGCCGAGCGCATCGCCAACCTGGACGCGCGCGAGGCGGAGATCGCCCGCCAGAACGAGGAACTGAGCCGGCGCAAGACCGACATCGAGCGCCGCGACGCGTCGGTGACCATGAGCCGCGCCAAACTCGACGACGACCGCAAGAAGTTCGAGGAAGAGCAGGCTCGGTTCCGCGAGAAGGCCCAGACCGAGGAGAAGCGTTGGGCTGACACGCTGCGCAAGCAGGACGAACGCGACGCGGGGCTGTGCCAGAAGGAGATCGAGCTCAACGACCGCGCCACGAAGCTGGCCGATGGCGAAGCCGCGCTTGCTGCCAAGGTGCAGGAACTCAACGAGGCGACCGCGAAGTTCCGCGTGAAGTGATGCCAGAGCTTCTGCGCGTCTCCACCCTCATGAATCCGCGTCGTGTGCCGGACGATGATGATGGCGACCACGATTGCAGCATCGGGCAGCTCGTGTTCTCCGAGCCCTGCCAGTCCGGTCACATCGTGACGCTGGGGCTGTAGCGTGGCAGACAACATCACGGTCAAGAACTCAGCCGGAGTTGATACGACAGTCAGGACGACCGACACTGCCGGGGTCCACACTCCGCATCACATCGTCGAGAACCTGAACGACGCGATTAAGACCGACGACGCGGCCTTCACCCCTGCCACCACCAAGGTCGTGATGGCTGGGTTCGAGTTTGACGATACGACCCCCGACGCTGTTGACGAGGGGGATGCCGGCGCGGCCCGGATGTCGTCCCGTCGCGAAGTCTATGTGCAGATCCGGGACGCGGCGGGGAATGAGCGCGGCCTGAACGTCGATGCCTCGAACCGCATCGCCGTGACCGTCGGATCGCTTCCGGCCTCGACCAACACCATCGAAGTGGTGGGCGATGCAGCGCATGACGCGGTTATCGCGGGCAACCCCGTCCGCATCGGCGGCCACGCGCGAAACGCGGACATCACATCGGTCGCCAACGGCGATACGGCGAACTTCATCACCGACCTGCAGGGTAAGCAGGTCGTCATGCCGTTCGCGGTGCCGGATCTGCTCTGGCAGGGCGTGACGGCAGCGATCACCGGAACATCGGACACGGCGGTGAAGGCTGCTGCTGGCGTTGGCGTCAGGAACTACGTCACGTCGTTGACCGTGATCAACTCCCACGCTTCGGTTGACACCGTTGTCGAAATCAAAGACGGCACGACTGTCATTCACCGGGGCTTCGCCAAGTCCGGGGGCGGTGGCTACACGATCACGTTCCCAACTCCGCTCAAGGGCACGGCCAATACCGCCATCAACGCCGCCTGTCTCACCACGGGCGCGAACGTCTATGTCTCTGCGTCGGGCTACACCGCGCCATGATGAAAGGAATTTCCGATGAGCTGTTGCGACCCGTGCGCCGATCTGGCGTCGATCAAGTCTGACCTCGCGGAGTTGAAGGCGAAGATGACGCTCCTGCTCCAGCATTGCGGGCCGCAGACGCCGCCGGGTGGCGGCGGAGCGGGTGAGATCACGGTTGACGCTGTGACGTTCAATGGGACGAACGACTATTTGACCCGAGGCTCGGACTTCACGAGCAATGCGGATGGCAGTCAATTCATTCTGTCCACCTGGGTTCGGCTTGCCGCCGCGCCGGGCAGCTTCACCATCGTTGCCAACACCGATGGGTGGGTTTTCATCGGCATCAACGCCTCGGGATTCTACTGTGCCGTTTTCAACGAGGCTGCCGATCGGTTCTTGGACGTGACGGACAACACTGTGTCGCTGGGTGACGGCAACTGGCATCACATTGCGCTGTCGATAGACACGAATTTCGCCGCAGGCAACAAGTTGGTTAAGCTGGCAATCGACGGAACAGCCAAGACGCCAACAGTGACCGATGGTGATGGTGCGTTCAACATAGACTTCACGCAAGCCAATTGGGCTGTTGGCGCCACCACATCCGCCGCCGAGCTGTTCAACGGGGACATGGCCGAACTGTATCTGGCGCTCAACCAGTATCTCGACGTGACACAGGCAGCCAATAACCAGAAGTTCCGCAGCAGCGGTGGCAAGCCTGTTAACCTTGGCGCGGACGGCTCGACGCCGACCGGCACGGCACCGACTGTCTACCTGCACCTCGATGATGGCGAAGCGGCTGCGAATTTCGCGGCCAACGCCGGCAGCGGCGGCGGCATGACCGTGAACGGCGCTCTCGCCACTGCGGCGACCAGCCCGAGCGACTAAGTGTCCCTCAGTATCGAGCAGGCCCGCAAGCTCCTGGCGAAGGGCGAGAGGGGCGACACACGCGCGCTTGCAGAGGTTATCCGGCAATTGCTGGAAGGCGGATCGCTCACGATCCCGGCGGAAGTGTTTCCAGGCGTCATCTGGGATTTCGGTGGTCCAGAGTCAGAAATCCCGAGCGGGTGGCTGGCGTGCTACGGCCAGGCCGTTTCGCGCACGACCTACGCTGATTTGTTCGACACGATCGGCACGACTTGGGGCGCGGGCGATGGCTCGACGACGTTCAATGTCCCTGATCTTCGCGGCCGTGTTACCGCCGGCCAGGACGACATGGGCGGTGTGTCGGCGAACCGGCTGACCGGCACTCTCACGGGCGGCATCAACGGCGACAATCTTGGTGCGACGGGCGGCGAGGAAGGGCACCAACTGACCACGGCCGAACTGCCTGCGCACAATCATCCTGTGCCGCCGGCCGTCACTGTCCAGAGCGGCTCCGGCAGCACTGCCATGGACAATGTCGGGTCGACGTCCACCACGGGCGACACTGGTGGTGGTGCCTCGCACAACAACGTGCAGCCGACCGCCATCGTCAACAAGATCATCAAGACCTGACCGTGCCAGAAATCTCGCCGTCCAAATTCCTGGTCACGGCGGGCTGGGATGATGTCCCGCACCTGGATGAGAAGACCAAGGCCGACATGCTGCGCGAGACGCCGCCCTATCTGAGGGATGCGCGCTCGAAGGGCATCCCGAGCCTCGGCGCCGGCGCCATCTACCCGGTGCCTGAGAGCGAGATCGTCTGTGACCCGTTCGCGATCCCGAGGCACTGGAAGCGCTGCTACGGGCTCGACGTCGGCTGGAACCGCACGGCGGCTATCTGGCTCGCGATCGATCCCAGCGTCGATTGCGTCTACGCCTACACGGAGCACTACCGCGCCGAGGCGGAACCCTCGATCCATGCTGCTGCGATCCGCGCGCGTGGCGAGTGGATACCAGGCGCCATCGACCCGGCCTCGCTCGGCTCAAGCCAGATCGACGGCCACACCATGATCGAGATTTACCGCCGGCTCGGGCTGCGCCTGACCTCGGCGGACAACAAGCTGCAAGGGCCGGAGGGCGGCATCTTCGCAGTGTGGGAGCGGCTGTCGACTGGCCGGCTCAAAATCTTCCGCACCTGCCAGAACACCCTCAACGAGTACCGCGAGTATCACCGCGACGAGAAAGGCAAAATCGTGAAGAAGGACGATCACCTGATGGACGCGCTGCGCTACGGCATCATGACGGGCATTCATGTCGCCTGCATCGAGCCCGTTCGCACTCTCGGCGTCAATTTCGGTCGCGGCGATAAGACGGCGGGCTACTGATGCAGAACGTCGCCGTTGCCGACAACTTCCCGGACCAGTCGACACCGGAGGAGCGCGAGAAGAAGGCATATGCGCAGCTCCGTGAGGCCGTCGGCACGCTGGTCATCCGCCTGGAGAACGAGGCAACCCGCCGCGTCGGCATGCGTAGTCAAGTCGAGAAGCGTTGGATTTCCGATCTTGAGCAGATCCACGGCGAGTATGACGACGAGACCGCCAAGGACTTGAGGGAAGCCGGCAAGTCGCAGCTTTTCATCAACCAGAGCCGGCCAAAGACGAACAGTTGCGCCGCGCGCCTGTCGGACATGCTGTTCCCGACGGATGACCGGAATTGGGGCATCAGGCCGACGCCGGTCCCCGATCTGACCGTCACATCGCAGCAGGTCGCCGACACCACCGCCAAGGCTGCAGGCGAGGCCAACAGGGCGCTCGACCAGGGCGACCCGGCCAAGGCGCAAGCCATCGTCCAGAGCGCCAACAAGCTCGCCGAGATCGGCCGGCAAGCCAAGGCCGAAATGGACGAGGCAAAGCGCGCCTCGGACGCCATGCAGGCTGAGATCGAGGATCAGCTGCGGGAGTCAAAATACAACGAACAGGCCCGCCAGGTCATCGAGGACGCCTGCCGCATCGGCACGGGCATCATGAAAGGCCCGATCGCCAACAACGAGCACAGCCGGCGCGGCTGGGAGAAGGGCAGCGACGGTGTTTTTCGCCTCCGCTTTCGCAGCGATCCGCGACCGGGCTACTGCCGCGTCAATCCGTGGTCGTGGTTCCCGGACCCCGATGCGCTCACCGTGCTGGAGAGCGAGAGCTTCTACGAGCGCCACCTGATGCGGCCGAACAAACTGCGGCTCCTCGCCCAGCAGCCCGGTTTCGATAAAGACGCCATCCGGCGCCTGCTTGTCGCTGGCCCGAATAAGAGCCTGCCGACGTTCCTCGCGGACCTGCGGAGCATCAAGGGTGAGATCAACGCCCCGACCGACAAGATGTATCAGGTCTGGGAGTATCGCGGACCACTTGAAATCGAGGAAATGCAGCACTTGGCTCGCTTCCTCGGTCGCGAGGACATCGAGCAGGCAGTGGAGGAGTGGGACCCGCTCATCGGCATCAACGTTGTGCTGTGGTTCTGCCAGGGCGAAGTGCTCAAGTTCGGCATTCACCACCTGGACAGCGGCGAGCCGATCTACTCCGTCTACAACCTCGAGAAGGACGACGCCTCGATCTGGGGCTATGGCATCGCCTATCTGATGCGGGACAGCCAGAAGGCGCTCAACGCCGCCTGGCGCATGATGATGGACAACTCCGGCCTGTCGTCCGGCCCGCAGATCGAACTCGACACCGACGTTCTGGAACCGGCCGACGGCAATTGGGTGCTGACGCCGCGCAAGATTTGGAAACGCAAGGCTGGCACCAATCCGGCGGCCGTCGGCATCAAGGTCCACAACATCGACAATCATCAGGCCGAGCTTGCGAACATCATCGCGCTCGCCAAGAGCTTCATCGACGACGAGACCAGCATTTCGACCATCGCGCAGGGCGAGCAGGGCGCGCACACGACGCAGACCGCGCAGGGCATGGCGATCCTGATGAACGCGGTGAACGTCATCTTCCGCCGGTTCGTGAAGAACTTCGACGACGACATGACGGTCCCGAATATCCGCCGGCTCTACGACTGGAACATGCAGTTCTCGCCCAAGGAGCACATCAAGGGCGACATGGAGGTCGACGCGCGCGGCTCCTCGGTCCTGTTGGTCCGCGAACTGCAATCGCAAAACCTGTTGGTCCTCTCCAACTTCACCGCGCACCCGGTCATTGGTCCGATCCTCAAGGCCGCGCCGATCCTGCGGAAGCTGGCACAGTCCATGATGATCGCGCCGGACGACATCCTGAAAACGGATGACGAGATCAAGGCCGATCAGGCCAAGGCGCAGGGCCAGCCGGACCCAGAGGTCGCGAAACTCGAGCTGCAAAAGGCCATCGCCGACGCTGATAACAAGACCAAGATGGACATCGCGCTGCTGGAGAACGAGACCGCGCGAATCCAATACGCGGCGACGAACAACATTAAACTCGAACAGCTCAATGTGATGCTCCAGACCAAGCGCATGGACATCGATAGCGCGGAGCGGAAGCTGGCGACCGAAATCGCAGTCGAGGCTGCGCGCCCGCCCGAGGATGACAAGGGCAGCGGCGGCACGTTCAGCAACTCCGGCAATGGTAGCGGCGGCTCGATTTGATCGACCCGACCTCGCCCACCTGGGCGGCCGTCAAAGCGTTCTGCATTTCCGAGATCGAGGGCGCACAGCGCCGGCTCGAAAATGACCTCGAAGAAAAGGAAACCACTCAACTCCGCGCGCGCATTCGCACGCTGAGGGAAGTGCTCAAGATGGCGGAGCCAAAGCCCGTCATCGCCTCACCAAAGTTCGTCTAACCCCGGCCGACGCCACCACGGCGCCCGCCAACAGAAGGTGTTGCCATGCCCACAGCAGAAGTCGTCAAGACCGTTTCGGAAGATGATCGCGAGAAAATCTGGGCCGATCTTCAAGCCAAGGAAGCCGCACAGGCCTCCGGGGTGACGGACCCGCCCAGCATCGAAACGAAAGAGACGACGAGCGAGGGTGACAGCACCACCGTTACCACCACCGACGCGCCCGCAGATGCCGACGCGAAGGACAAGAGCACCGCAGCCGACGACAAGTCGGCAACAGACATCTGGGCCAATGCCAGCCCTGAGTTGAAGGCTGAATACGATAAAGCACTTGCCCACGCGAAGCGGGTAGGCGGCACGGTCGCCGGCTATCAGCGTCAAGTCGACAAGCTGCAACGCGAACTGGCCGAAGCGCGGAAAGGCGCTCCCTCCAGCAGCGGCGACAAGAGCACCACCACCAGCATCCTGAACGATCCAGACTGGAAGAAGCGGCAGGAGGAGTATCCAGAGATTTTCGGCCCCGCGAGCAAGGCGATTGAGACCCTTGAGCGCCGAGCCGAGGCACTGGAGCAGCAACTCGCCGGCATTTCCGAGGAAAAGCGTCAAGAATATCTCGCCGAGCAAGGCAAGATCGTCGACGACGCTCATCCCGACTACGACCAGATCGCGGACAGCCAGGAGTTCTACAACTGGTACCGACAGGCCCCCGATTTCATGCGGGCCATGGTCCAGCGGAACATGAAGGAAGTGGTGAACGGCGCCGAGACCGCGCACGTCCTCAGCGTTTTCAAGCAGGAAACCGGCTGGAAGCCCAAGGAACCGCCCGTGAGCGATCCCGCTCCGGGCCCCCAGAAACAGAGCAGCGCCGAAAAGCGCACCCTCCAATTGGAGAGTGCGTCGGGACCACGCTCGCGCAGCAACGCGAGGGTCGCCGACGGCCCGCCCGATAACCCCGAGGATGCTTGGGAGTATTGGAAACAGCAGGACGCGAAGAAGGCTGCTGCTCAAG